CCAGGAGGAAGCAATGCTAACGCAGAAACGGTTAAAAGAATTATTCTACTACCATCCAGAGAGTGGCGATTTCGTGCGGCTCGTCTCGGCAAACTACAACGCTAGGATCGGTGACCAAGCCGGCTGCCTGAATAGCGCGGGCTATCTGTGCATCCAGATCGATGGGAAGATATACAGGTGCCACCGACTGGTTTGGCTATACGCCCACGGTTCATTCCCACCTGACGAAATTGACCATGTCAATGGAATTAGAAACGATAACCGGGTTGACAATCTGCGGTTTTCGACGCGCTCGGAAAACGCCAGGAATATGGCAAAGCCGGTAACCAATACTAGCGGGGTTAAAGGTGTCAGTTGGCACAAGCGGAGTGGTAAATGGCAAGCTAATATCAGGCTGAACGGCGTGCTAAAATACCTTGGTTACTTCTCCGATATAGAAGCCGCCGCACAAGCATACGCAGACGCTTCGCGACGACTACACGGCGAGTTTGGCCGGGTGGCATAGCTGTTGTTGACTTTATGACGAGAACGTGTAAGTTCCATCGTTAGGCTGTGATTTTCCTCCCAGATGCACAGCCTCCTACCCTTAATACCAACTAGCCCTGGCCCATCTGCCGGGGCTTTTTTTATGATGCCAACAATCCGCGAGGAACTGGCAATGGCTACCAACAAGAAATTCAGCCCAAAAATCGAGGACGAAATATTCGAGCGCATCGCCATCGGCGAGCGGCTGATGAATATCCTCGACGAAAAACATATGCCGGAGCGCGGCACGTTCTACTGGCGCCTCCGCAACGACGCGGACTTCGCCTTTCGTTATGACCTAGCGCGGCAAGAGCGCGCCGACTTCCTATTCGACGAGATCGTCGCCATCGCTAACGGCAATCCTGACGCGCCAGACGACAGTGTCAGCGTTCAGCGTGATCGATTGCGCGTCGATGCGCGCAAGTGGGCAACGGGCAAATTATACCCAGCGTCGTATGGCGACGCGCAGCAGATCGCGCTCAACAATCTCAACAGAGAGCCGATCGAGCAGATCACGCGCATCGTGCTCGTCGCCGAGGACAAGACGCTCGCGCTGCCGCCACCGGACGCCGATGACCGACAAGCAAATTAAGCTGCCGCCCAAGCTGGTCCCCGTCTTCAGCGGGCCGGCGAGAATACGCGGTGCCTACGGCGGTCGAGGATCGGCGAAGACAAGATCGTTCGCAAAAATGACTGCGGTGCGCGCCGTGCAACTCGCAATGAGCGGCGAGCGCGGCCTGATCGTCTGCGGTCGAGAGTTTATGAACAGCCTCGACGACAGTTCAATGGCCGAGGTCAAGGAAGCAATCGCATCCGAACCGTGGCTCGCGTCGCGCTTTGAGGTCGGCGAGAAATTCATACGCACGTCGGACAAGCTGCTCGGTCGCATCGACTTCGCGTTCATCGGTTTACGCAAGAGCCTGGCGTCGCTCAAATCAAAAGCGCGCATTCATATATTGTGGGTCGACGAGGCCGAGGAGGTTTCCGACTACGCATGGCAGATCGCCATCCCAACGGTGCGTGAGACCGACAGCGAGATTTGGGTGACGTGGAACCCGGCTTGGAACAAGTCGCCGACGCACCTCCGCTTTCGCGTTCAGGGCGCCGGCGTTGCCGACGTGAAGATCGCCGAGATGAATTGGCGCGACAATCCATACTTCCCGGCGGTGCTCGATCGCGACAGGCAAGAAGACAAAGAGAAACGCCCAGACCAATATGAGCACATTTGGGAGGGTAATTTTGTGACGGTCGTCGAGGGCGCCTACTACGCCAGCAGTCTGACATTGGCGCGCGAGCAGGGGCGCATCAGCAACGTCGCCCCCGATCCGCTAATGACGATGCGCGCGGCTTGGGACATCGGCGGCACTGGTGCCAAGGCCGATCTGGTCTCGATCATTATTCAGCAGTGGGTGGGGCGCGAGATCCGCATCCTCGACCACTACACGGCGCAAGGACAGCCGCTGGCGACACATATCGCATGGCTCCGCAAAAACAACTACGAGGACGCCCTGTGCCTCTTGCCGCACGACGGCGACACGCACGACAAGGTTCACGACGTTTCGTACAACAGCGCGCTCCAGGCGGCTGGATATCACACACAGGTTATTCCGAACCAAGGACGCGGCGCGGCAATGGCTCGCGTCGAGGCGGCGCGACGACTATTCCCGTCGATCTGGTTCAACGAAAAGACGACCGGCCCGCTACTCGAAAGTCTCGGCTGGTATCATCCAAGGGTGGACAAGGAGCGCGGCGTCGATCTCGGTCCCGATCACGACCGATCATCGCACGACGCCGACGCATTCGGCTTGGGGTGCGTGGCGTATGAGGCGCCGCTTGAGGCAATCAAACCGAAGTCGGTGGCTTATGCGACGGGCGGGTGGATGCAATAGTTGAGGAACAAATGTCAGATCCGCGATCAAACTACGAAATGGCCCTCGCCGGCCTGAGGATTGTCACCGACATCCTCAAGGTTCACCCGATCGACGATGGCGGCGCGGCAGACCGCAACGCCGAGACGCTGGGTCAGCGCCTGACGATGGCAATGAACGCCTCGCCACCGACGCCAAAGATCGAGGTGGTCGAGGACGTGAAGCCGCCACGCCGCAAGCGCAAGAGCAAGGCGACGCTCGACCCTGAAGTCGCCGAGGTGCGCGGCACGGTCGAGACCGAAGACGGCGTCGAGTATTGATAGGAACTCCGCATGGCTGACGTAGACGAAGACAAAAAGCCTATCGAGGAGATGAGCGAGGAAGACCTCCTGCACGAAGGTCGAACGCTGTTTGGCGAGGCGTCGGATCACGAAAGTCGCAACCGCATATCAGCACTCGAAAACATGCGCTTCTCGCGCCAGGGGCTACAGTGGCCGGAAGACATTCGCACACAGCGCGAGAAGGAAGGTCGACCGTGCCTGACGCTCAACAAGATGAGCGCCTTCATCCGCCAGGTCGTCAACGACGCGCGCCTCAACAAGCCATCGATGAAGGCGCGCCCCAACGACGACAATGCGGACGTTGACACGGCGAAAATCATCTCTGGCCTGATCCGCAACATTGAATACGCATCCGACGCCGATGTCGCTTACGACACGGCGATTGAGCAAGCCGTCAGCGGCGGCTTTGGTTATTTCCGCGTCGTCATGGAATACGCATACGACGACGCATTCGAGATGGATCTCGCGATCCAGCGCATTCCGAATGCGTTCTCGGTCTACGGCGATCCGAGTGATCGCGGCTCCGACAGCAAAGATTGGAATATCGCGTTCGTGACTGATCGCCTGTCGAAGACAATTTTCAAGCGCAAATATCCCAAGGCGCACATGGTCGACTGGGACAGCAACGCATGGTCTGGCTTGTCCGGCGAGGAGTGGCTAAACGACGACGGCGTCCTGGTTGCCGAGTGGTGGACACGCGACGAGGTCGACCGCCCGATCGTGTTGCTCAATGATGGTCAAATCCGCGACGCGGGCGACCTAGAGACCGACGAGCAACTGATGATGATGGTGCAGACCGGAATGCTCCAGGTCAAGCGTGAGCGCATCGCCAAGGCGCAAAAAGTCACGCAGCGGATTATGAACGGCGTCGAGATACTCGAAACCAACGATTGGCCGGGTCGCTACATCCCGATCGTGCCGTGCTACGGCGAGGACTTCGACATTGAGGGCAGACGCTTCTTGCGGTCGCTCATGCATAACAGCGTTGACGCACAGCGCATGTATAATTACTGGCGCACGGCGTCGACCGAACTGGTCGCCCTCGCGCCGCGTGTTCCGTATATCGGGCCGAAGGGTTCGTTCGCGAGCGACATTGATCGCTGGAACACCGCCAACACCAAATCACACGCCTATCTTGAATACGATCCCGTACCGCAAGCCGGCGGCGCGTCACCACAACGCCAACCTCTCGACAGTGGCGCGGCGGCTGGTGCCTTGTCCGAGGCGGCGGGTGCCAATGACGACATCAAGTCAACGTCGGGCATCCACGACGCCTCTCTCGGTCAGCGGTCAAACGAGACGAGCGGTCGAGCCATCATGGCGCGGCAGCGCGAGGGCGACATTTCGACATTCCACTTTATCGACAACATGACGCGCGCCATTCGCCACGGCGGTCGCGTTCTGATCGATCTCATCCCACACGTCTACACCGAGGAGCGGATTATCCGCATTCTCGGCGAGGACGACAAAGAGGTGACGCAAAAGATCAACGCGCCCACGCCCCAGCTTAACCGCAAGGGCGAGGAGGAGCGCGACGAACGCGGCGAGGCGATCATGCGGACGCATGACCTTACACTCGGAAAATATGATTTGATCGTGAAGGCAGGGCCGTCATTCACGTCTCGCCGCGAAGAAAGCGCAATGCAGATGACAGAGGCGATGCGGTCCTATCCGCCCAGTGCGCCGATCATCGCGCCGCTGTTGGCGAAGAACCTCGATTGGCCTGGCGCCGACGAGATCGCCGAGAAATTTGAGGAACTGGAAAAGAAGGAAATCCCCGAACACCTCAAGCCGATCCTTGAGAAGGGTCAG